ATCAACTGTATCTTCTGCAATAATATCAACGTACGTGACATTTTTCTTTTGACCTATTCTATGTGCTCGATCTTCTGATTGAAGCCTTTTCTCTAAATCATAGCCATTAGAGAAATAAATAACAGTGTTGGCTGCGGTAAGTGTTATACCGTAGCCACCTGTAGCAGGTGTTCCAACGATAAATCTACATTTGTCATCATTCTGAAATTTACGAATATTGTCTTGTCTCTCATCTTGAGGCGTGAGCCCATAATAATCAACAATGGAACCTGGACCATGGACCTTAACAACTTCTTTAATAATGCTAGTAATATCATGTTGATAGTTTGCCCAAATTATGGCTTTTCCTTCTATTTCATCTAAAACATTCATTAGTTCACTAATCCTATTATTGGCTATTTGCTGTGTAGTGCCATCATCAGCAGTAAAGTGGCCACAGGTAATTTGATGTAATCTCATTAATTGAGTTAAAACAGTCATAGTAGAGGTTACTTTACCATTTAAGTGTGCTAAAGCTGTCTCTTTCATTTGACTATATAATTTTCTTTGATCTGCAGATAAAGTAATTTGTCTTTTAGTCCAATTCTTTTCTGGTAAATCCAAGCAATCTTCTTTTAATACTCTATAAGAAAAAGGTTTTAATTTATCGGATAATTCCCCTAAATGTTTAAATCCACCCACAATTTGTATTGTTCTTCCGCGTACATTTATTTTTTTCATAGTAGCATATCTCATTCTAAATGAATAATAAGATTCATGCTCTAAATGAAATGGGTCTAAAAAATAACATTGACTATATAAATCCAATGGGTTTTTAGTGACAGGAGAACCCGTCATAATTCTTCTATATTTAGTTTTAGGTGCAAGCCTTAAAATATTTTTAGTTCTTTGTGCTTTAGGATTTTTAATAGTTGTAGCTTCATCAATGGCCATTAATGTATTATGTGAAGCTATAAATTTAGAAGCAAAGTCAACTCCTTTTTGAGTACTAAAAGCTTCAACGTTCATAACTAAAATATGTAGTTCTTCTCCAGATTTAAATAAAGTACCTAATTTTTTAGATTGACCTTTAGTAATATTTGGTTGCCATAATACTGACACATTTTCTATATGATCTGGTAGATGAATTGGTAATTCTTGTTCATACCAAGTTTTAACAACACCTTTTGGTGCTACAATTAACACTCCATCTATTTTACCATTATCATAAAGTAATGCAGCATTGTCTATTAATACTTTTGTTTTACCTGTACCCATTTCCATAAAATATGCATAGGTTTCTCTGTTCCATGACTTTTCTAACGCAGTCATTTGATGCGCGTATGGTTTTGTCTTAAATTTATATTTCATAATTTTCTTCTTTCTATGGGTTGACATTTAATGTATCTTCCACTATATGTCAAGGCATGAAAGAAAAAATAGTTTATGTCATACAAGAAATTCCAGGTACCCAGTCAGGAAACCCTAAAATTAATATTATAGGCGCTTCTGAATATGGAAAACTTAAATTTCTATTACCTGAATTTTCACAAATAATTTTTTCACCAGGTCCTTTGATTTTTAAATTAAGAAAAGCTTTAAAGGAATTTACTGTGGAAGATTATTTATTATTAACAGGTGATCCTGCAATAATAGGTGTAGCATGTTCTATAGTTTCTGATATTACAAATGGAAAATACAATCTACTAAAGTGGGATAAACAAGAAAGAAAATATTATCCCATATCAATTAATTTATACGAGAAAGGAGAATTAGATGATTGATTTCGAAAAAGACCAACAGGAGGTCATTAAAAAAACTGACAACATACAATCTTTAGCTGATCAAGTACAAAGATTAGAATCTTTACAAGGTAGACTTGAACTGCAAGAAGAAAATATAAAAAACACCAAAAAAGAATTGGAGCATGTATCTGGAGAAATTATTCCAACCATGATGAGTGAAATGGGTTTATCTCATTTAAAACTTATGGATGGATCTTCAGTGGATGTTAAGCCGCACTATAGCGCTACAATTACTGTAGCTAATAAGGAAGCGGCATTCAACTGGCTTCGTAACAATGGACTAGGAGATATAATCAAAAACGAGATATCCGTATCTTTTGGTCGCAACGAAGATAACAAGGCAGCTGATTATGCTGTTCTTGCACAGGAGCGTGGGTTTCAGCCGACACAAAAGTTGAAGGTTGAACCCATGACTCTTAAAGCGTTAGTCCGTGAGCGTATTGAGGCAGGTAAAGAAATGCCAACGGAACTTTTCAATGTATTCATTGGAAATAAAACAACAATAAAAAGGAAACAATAACTATGAACCAAGAAACAAACATAGCAAAAAAAGAAAATGCAGGTGCATTAGCTACGAATCTTTTCGAAGCTGACGCAAATGCTGGCTCTCAAAATATGACGCAGGAAGATCTTGCGTTACCATTTTTGAAAGTCTTAGGACAACTATCTCCTGAAGTTAATAAAAGAGATGGTAAATATGTTGAAGGTGCAGAACCAGGCATGATCCTTAACACTGTCACAAATGAAATTTTTGATGGTAGTAAAGGAATAAATGTATTGCCAGTATTCTACGAAAGAAAATATGTAGAATGGCAAGACAGAGGTGAAGGAAAAGGTTCTCCAGTAGCAATTCACAGCGCAGATAGCGATATTGTGAGTACAACTACTAGGGATAAATCTTTTAAAGATCGTTTACCAAATGGTAATTATCTAGAAAACACTGCAAATCATTTTGTAGTAGTATTAGGTGATAATCCATCAACTGCTTTGATTTCTATGAAAGCTACTCAATTAAAAATTAGTAGAAAATGGAATTCAATCATGATGGGTATTAAACTAAATGGTAAGAATGGATTATTCACTCCACCAACATATAGCCACATTTATAATCTAAAGACTGTTCAGATGTCTAATGACAAAGGAACATGGTTTGGATGGGAAGTAACTAAAGTTGGTCCTATATCAGATAAAGGTGTCTATGAAGTTGCAAAAAGCTTTGCTGAAAGATTAGGCAAGGGCGATGTGCAAGTTAAACATGGATCTGATGAATCAAAAACAGATTCTCCATATTAATCATCTAACGTAAGTTAGATTCCTAGGATTGGGCGTGAAAGCGAGAGTGGAAACGCCCAAGACAAAATTATGATAGAAAAATTTAAAGATATATTTAAAGGTTTGGAACGTGCGCACGGTTGCACTAAGGTAAGTACACCTACTGAAAATGGTGTTAAACTTAAAGGACAATCGTTTGTAGTACGTCAATCAGTGACCACGGAACTGTGGGAAATGCATTTAAAGGGTAAACAAAGTTTAGGTATTATACCAATTAATGAAGATAACCAATGTGTATGGGGATGTGTAGATATAGATTCATACGCAGGATTTGATCATAAAAAATTAATAGATAAAATAAAACAGTTTAAACTACCTCTGGTAGTGTGTAGGTCGAAGAGTGGGGGAGCACATGTTTTTCTCTTCTCCACAAAACAGGTAGCAGCAGAAAGAATGAGAGATAAACTTACAGAAATAAAAACAGCATTAGGATATGGAGGATCAGAAGTCTTTCCAAAACAAATTCAATTAAAATCAGCAGACGACACAGGAAACTTTTTAAATTTACCATATTTTAATGGTGATGAAACAACACGATATGCTTTTCTTGAAAATGGAAATGCTGCTAGTTTAAATGGTTTTTATGGATTGTATCAAAGAAATGTACAGGAAGATATTACAAAAATAAAAATAGAAAGACCTAAATCAGAATATGATGATGCTCCACCATGTATAGAACTTATGGCACTTAACAAAATACCAGAAGGTGGACGTAATAATGCTATGTTTCATTTTGGTGTGTATGCTAAAAAGAAATGGCCTGCAGAATGGAAGAGTAGAATTACAATGTTTAATATTGCAGCATCAACTAATCCGTTAAGTGAATCTGAAGTAGATATAATTAAAAGACAACATGATAAAAAAGATTGGGGATATAAATGTAATGATGTTCCTATGTGTAACCTATGTGATAAAAAATTATGTAGAAGCAGAAAATATGGAATAGGAGAAGAGATAGTCTTTCCTGCACTAACTGACTTACAAAAAATTAAATTAGAAAAGCCATATTATTACCTTAATGTTGATGGAGAAAGATTACATTTAGAAAATGTAAAATTTTTAAAACAACAAAGTTTATTTCAAGAAGCATGTATGGAACAATTAGATTTTAAACCACCAACAGTTAAACCTAAAGATTGGGATATGATAATAAATCCACTGATGAAGAATCACGAACCAATAGATCCACCAGAAGGTGTAACAACAGCAGATCAATTAAAAAACCATTTAGAAGAGTTTTGTTTAAATAGACACATAGGTTCTGATGTAAATGACCTTAAAAAAGGTGGGGTATGGACTAGTGATGGCTATCACCATTTTGTGTTTAGTCAATTTTTTAATAGATTTTTAATTAGACAGAGATGGGATGTAGATTATTCTAGAACAGCACAAATGTTAAAAGAAGTTTGTAATTGTGAAAATAAAAGAGTTGGTAGAGATAGAACATCGGTATTTGTAGTAAAACAATTTGATAAGAAAAAAGATGATTACATTCAAAAAGAATTAAAACCAAAGGATATATTTTAATGAAAATAAGATGTTTTATAGAAAGTTTTATTGATGTGGGTAGTGGATTAATTTTAGCAATTTTAATTCAATTATATATTTTTCCATTCTTTGGATTATATCCAACTATATGGGATAGTTTACATATTGCATTAATATTTACTGCAGTTTCAATTATTAGATCATCAATATGGAGACATTTTTTTAGAAAAATATGAAAACAATAGTATTAGGACCACCAGGTACAGGTAAGACAACTACACTATTAAATAAAGTAGATAGTTATTTAAAAGAAACCGATCCAGATAAAGTTGGATACTTCGCTTTTACAAAGAAAGCTGCATACGAAGCAAGAGATAGAGCTATTAAAAAATTTAATCTCACAGAAGATGATCTTCCATACTTTAGAACATTGCACTCATTAGCATTTAGAAAATTAGGATTAAAAAAAGATCAAGTTATGCAGGGAAGACATTATAGAGATCTTGGAAAAAAATTAGGATTTCCTGTATCTTATGCAGAACACCAAGAAGATCATGGTGTATTTACTTCTGATAGTGAGTATTTACAAATTATACAATTAGCACAACTAAGAAATATTGCACCTGAACAACAATATAATAAACGAGAACATACTCAGGACTTAGAATTAGATAAACTACATATTATTCATAACGAATTAAAACGATATAAAAAAGAATACAACTTAATAGATTTTAATGACATGATTTTAGAATTTATAAAATCAGATAAGTCTCCAAACTTTGATGTTGTGTTTATTGATGAAGCACAAGATTTATCCTTAATGCAATGGGATATGACAAAAACCATTTGGAATAAAACAGAAGATACTTTTATTGCAGGCGATGATGATCAAGCAATATTTAAATGGGCTGGTGCTGATGTAGATTCTTTTATAGCACTTAAAGACCAAATGATAAATCTTCCATTGATACAATCACATAGAATACCTATGAAAGTTCATAGACTTGCTATGGGTATTATAAATAGAATTAGAAACAGAATAGATAAAAATTGGAAACCTAAAACTAATGAAGGAAATTTACATAGACATTTTGATATTGACTCTGTTGATATGTCCAATGGTGAGTGGTTAGTTTTAGCTAGAACTAAACATATGTTAAAAGAAATAGAAGATACCTTATATCGTAAAGGTTTATATTATGAGACTAAAAATAAACGTAATTATGAGAAAGATTTACAAGAAGCAGCTACAGATTGGGAACATTTAAGACAAGGACAATTATTATCTTTTAAACAAATTGAAAAAATTTCTAAATATGTTGGGTCAGATCATTGGGAAAAAGAAAAAATAAAAGGTATGACTAAAGGTTCCTTTTTTGGAATAGATCAACTTACAAAAGATTATGGATTAAAAACTAAAAAAGTTTGGTATGAATCATTAAACGATGCAGGAACAAGAAGAATAGAATATCTAAGAAAGATGAGAGCTAATGGTGAACAGCTAAATAAAAAACCAAGAATAGAATTATCAACTATACATGCAGCTAAAGGTGGTGAATCACAAAACGTAGTTCTTTTAACTGATCTTACTAGAACAACTATGGAAACTTATGAAAAAAATCCAGATGATGAAAACAGATTGTTTTATGTGGGTGCAACTAGAACAAAAGAAAATTTACATATAATAGAACCCAAACAACCTAATAAAGGATTTATACTATGAGTGATAAAATATATAAAAAACAGGTAGGTGGTGATCATTATAAATCTATGGTCATTCAGCCATCAGAATTTATTAACAGAAATAATATTCCATTTGCAGAAGGCAATGCAATAAAATATTTATGTCGCCACAAACAAAAAAATCAAAAAGAAGATTTATTAAAAGCAAAACATTATATTGACATGGCGATTGATAGAGACTATCCTGAAGAAGTGAAAGAAGAAATAAAAGAAAAAAAGAATTCATGGGGTTTTGTTAAATGATACAAAAACCTTTATTTGCGCCACAAACAGAATGGTTGCCACCAGAAGAATTTCCAGATTTATCTAAACACGATGAAATTGCAATTGACTTAGAAACAAAAGATCCAGATTTAATGAAGATGGGATCAGGTAATGTAACCAAAAGAGGAGATGTAGTAGGAGTAGCTGTAGCTGTACCAGGTTGGTCAGGTTATTATCCAATTGCTCACGAAGGTGGTGGTAATATGGATAGAAATAAAGTTTTAAAATGGTTTCAAGGTGTGTTGAGCACTCCAGCCACAAAAATATTTCACAACGCCATGTATGACGTATGTTGGATAAGAGCGCTCGGTTTAAGTATTAACGGTAAAATTGTAGACACGATGATTGCATCGGCCCTAGTTGATGAGAATCAAATGCGTTATGACTTAAACAACTGTGCTAAACGATACACTGGAAAAGGAAAAAGTGAAACAAATTTATATGAAGCAGCAAAGAGTTGGGGGGTTGACGCCAAGGCAGAAATGTATAAACTACCTGCCATTTATGTTGGTGAATATGCAGAAAAAGATGCTGAGATAACTTTAGCTCTTTGGAAAGAACTTAAAAAAGAAATTTTACACCAAGATATAACATCTATTTTTAATTTAGAGACAGAACTATTTCCTTGCCTCGTTGATATGCGATTCTTAGGAGTTCGTGTAGACGTAGAAGGAGCTCAAAAATTAAAGCAACAATTACTTGAAGAAGAAAAAGAATTATTACAAATAGTAAAAAAAGAAACTGGAGTAGATACGCAAATATGGGCGGCACGGAGTATTGCGCAAGTTTTTGAAAAACTTCACCTACCATTTGACCGAACCGAAAAAACAAATTCTCCATCATTTACAAAAAACTTTTTACAGAATCACCCCC